TTTCCTTGCAACAAATGTCCTATGGATGAAGCCTGTAGAAAAGCAGAAACAGGGCTTTGCGACGGGGCTTTCGAAGTCGCGATTATCGCCCTCCGCGCCCAGCAAGAGCGCGAGAAAGGGTGCGAGATATGCAATCATCCCACAAAGTGGCTGGCCGTCTTCAGAGAACAATATCCGTATCTGCCAGCATGGATGCAGTTTTATTCTGACGGAAAAATAAAAGCCACGACCTGTCCTAATTGCGGCAGAGAACTAAAGGAGGCCAACAAATGAGTGAATTGAAGCCGTTACCCTGCCCGAACTGCGGCTCTCTGATGGACGGAGGCGAGAATGTATAACGCGCAAATAAAAAACGGACGCTCAATTCGAGCGCCCGTACAAAGAAAGAAAAAACCGTTTCGTATTAAAAACTGTCTATCCTCTCTGCAACAATATCATGACCAAAACCGATTGCATTATTCAAAAAATATCAATAATTCAGTGTCCCCAAAAATCCTACAGGATGCACGATGTTTGACGATTTGATATCCGCATCAAGCTGATCGTCCAACAGGGCGACACCGCGGCGAATGGATGTATAGCCATATTTGCTACGCAGTTTGTCAATGACGCTGTCCATGTTTTTGTGCTTGATCGCCTTTACATCTTCGGGAAACAACGACATTTGTACGAAATTAGGCGTTGGGGAAAGACCCCTTAATGCGACTGCAAGGCTACGGATTGGCTTTCCGGGGGTATGGTATCGCTTGAAAAGTGCAAACGCAAACTGAAAAATGTCGTAGGTGCTGTCTGTAGGTGAAAGAGACCCTTGACGGTCAAAAGAAAAAAGATCGTTATCTCGCATTGTCAGTTGAATGGTTTTGCATGTGCAGTGCTGCTCCCGCAATCTTGCTGCAACGCTTTCGCAAAGAGATAACAGCACAATCTTTACATCGTCATCCGTTACAAGGTCTTTCGGGGCCGTGATGCTGTTACCAATGCTCTTTATGGGCGGCGTGTATGTGTATGGCGATACCTGTGACTCATCGTTACCATTGGCGAAATTCCGCAGCATGACACCATTTTTGCCTAGGATGCTTAGTAGGAAAGAAACGTTTGCGTTGGCAAGATCACCGATTGTCAGTATCCCATAGCGTGCGAGCTTTTTTGCGGTCGCCGGGCCGACGTAGAGCAGATCGGACGCAGGCAAACGCCAAATTAGGTCTCTGTAGTCCTGACTGGTTATAACGGTGGTTGCATCAGGCTTCTTCATATCGCTGCCCAGCTTGGCAAAGACCTTGTTGAAAGACGCGCCAACAGAGATCGTAAGTCCTAGATCATCCTTTATCCGGTTGCGCAAACTATCCGCAACATCTTTTCCGGTACCGTAGTGACTTACATACCGCGTCATATCAAGCCAGCATTCGTCTAGGCCAAAAGGCTCCACTTTGTCCGTGTATCCCAAATATATCTCACGGGCGAGGTTGGAATATTTGAGATAACGATCAAAATTCGCAGGCGTGAAAACGATATCCGGACATTTTTGTTTTGCCTGCCAAATCACGTCCCCGGTTTGCACTCCGGTCTTTTTTGCCAAATCATTTTTAGCCAGCACAATTCCGTGCCGAGCCGCCGGGTCGCCTATGACAGCCATTGGCTTGTCTTTTAGCGACGGGTTATATAGAGTCTCGACACTAGCGTAATAACTATTGAAATCACAATGTAATATGCACCGTTCCATACTCAAATTATATGGTCGGCTGCATCACAAAATCCAGCGGTAAATGTTGGCCCGGAAAGGCCAACGGGAGGTAAAATGACACTTAATGAATATCAGGAACACGCACAGAGGACAAGCCCACCGGGACACGACCGCGTTTTAAATGGCGTGATGGGGCTGAACGGCGAAGCGGGCGAGTGCATCGACATTGTAAAAAAATCCACGTTTCAAGGCCACGAACTTGACCGCGAAAAGCTGATCTACGAGCTGGGAGATGTGCTCTGGTACGTTGCAGAGACAGCAACGGGGTTAGGTGTGAGCATGGAGGAAATTGCAGAGCGCAACAACGCAAAGCTCCGCGCACGTTACCCGGAGGGATTTGACGCGGAGAGAAGCATACATAGGGAGAATGACGTATGAGCGATAACGTAAAACACCCGTCCCATTACTGCAAAGGTGGTATGGAATGTATTGACGCGATCAAAGCGGCTGTCAGTGATATTACAGACCCGTTTGAGGCGTACTGCACCGGGAACATCATCAAATACGCATGGCGGTGGTTTGACAAAAACGGCGTTGAGGACTTGAACAAGGCCAAGCAGTACGCCGACATTATCATCGATTACCGCAGCTCAAAAAACAAGCCCCGGCAGCTCACAGACGCAGAGCGACGGGACCTGTTTGGAGATGCGCCATGAAAAAGGTTAATCCCCGTCGCCGCCCCGCGACACAGGCGGACATACATAGGGCTGCAAAGGCCACAAGGGACACAGCAATGCGGCTGACAGCGACAATCTTTTTGTCTGTGCTATGCGACAAAGAAAACGCCGACGCCGAAATTATCCGGCGTGTGTGGGGCGAAATGAACGAACTCGCGGACAGTGTTGCAAACGGCTATGTCAGCGTATCCGATCTGTCTGACACGTTGCGAAACGAATACAAAATAAACATATAGTAAAAGCGGACGGGGCTAATCCTCGTCCGCTTTAAATTTTCGGAAACCCTCTTTTCTGCCCCGGAGCTTGTGACCGGCGGCGGCTGCATTACCCCGGATTGCTCCGGGTCACTCTGCGAGCATTCCTCTGTTTATCGTTGCCGCTGGTACGTTGTAATCGGTTATCGTCTGCCCGGCAAATTCGTGTTGCGTAACATATGCGACGCTGACAAGCTGCCCGGCATTGTTGTAAGTTCGTAATATGTCGGTTACGGTGCAGATGCGCGGGTGTTTGTCGCGCGTCCTGTACTTTTGGCCTATTTTAATTTCGCTCGTCATGCTATTCTCCTTCCCGCCCGTTTGGGGCATTACCGGCCCGAAGCCGTCAGTCTGCATGGTCATTGTCTGCAATCTTCATTGTTTAGTCCCCTTTTACCTTCCACGCTTTTAGCGTCAGTTCCTCATTATTTTTCTTGGTGACAATCGTTACATATTCTTCCCCATAAACTACTTGCTTGGACTTAATATAGCAAGGCTTCCATCCCTCAGTGCTCAGATAATAACCTGTGCGCATTGTCTTTCCATTCATCGTGGTCGTGATCGGCTTAAAGTCAACATTACACCCGCCAAACATAATTCCCGTATCCCGTGTGCATATGCCGCGCTTGGCACATAATTCACAGCTATTCATCGTCTTGCCCTCCTTGCATTTCATCTGCCGTTGTGTTACAATCAGGGCGTAAATGGCAGGCTTTACGCCCCGTTTTCGGTTTTAGGCTCCCTGTGCTGTGGTAGGCTGTGGGGAGCCTATTTTATTTGTCTTGCTGTTGCACGCCGGTCGCTATGTACTTGATACATTCAAGCGCCTGTTCGGCTGTGTGTCCGTTTTGCTTTAGCCAGTCTATTAGTCTTGCGGCTTCCGTTGCTGTCAAACTGGTTTCCTCCATTCGGTGTTACCTCCTGCCCGGTTTTTGTTTGTCAGTGGGGTTTCCCTCCTGACGCTTTTTAGTCTAGCACATTGCGCAATGGTCGTCAACACAGGATATTGCACAATGTTCCGTGCACCTCTTTGTGCAGTTAGCACATTGTGCAATGTACTATTATGATGTATGATGTGGCGGAGGTGATTATATGGCTTACAAGGACAAGGCGAACGCTATCAAATACAACAACGACTATAACGCACGGGCGTATGACCGCATCAATTTAATAGTGCCAAAAGGTGACAAGGCGCTTATTAAGGCTAGAGCCGATGCGCTGGGCGAAAGTATCAACGGATACATTAATATTTTGATTGCGGATGATCTATCAAAGGCTGATAAGCCAAAATAGTGATACACGACAGGGGGCGTTGTTAGAAATTATATGAACAAACTGTAAATTAAAAAGAAAGGGCTTGACCTATTATTTCAAGTCCTTTCTCTTTTTTGTGCTAATTTAGCGTATCATAGACTTTACTACATGTTGTTGGCCCGTTGCACAACTGGACAATATCTGGTATAATACTAGCAAAGCAAAGAGACATGTTGCTTGTTGTTTCCCGGCAGACTGGCGACCGGCGAGAGAGAAAAGCCCAGAAAGAAAGCCAGAGAGAAACAAGATAAGCGAAAGAAAGAACCAAAGAAAGAGAACAGAACTAAGAGAGTTTTAGAAGTAATCAAGCTCCGCTTGCTATGATGATTAAAAAAAGAAAGACCGAAAAGAGAGAGTGTGTTTGTGTTATGGCTAGGAAGCTTACAGAGGAACAAAAAGAACAGCTTAAAGAAAACGGAAAACTAGGTGGAAGACCACCTAAGTACGATGACCTTGATGCTTTTAAAGCGAAGGTAGACGCTTTCATTGATTACTGTGACAGTAACGATGTTGATGCCACTGATTATCAAATAATCAACTACTTTGGTATATCGCCTAGGACCTTAGACAGATACAGGGCAGATTATAATACTGATGCTGATGATAAGGAAAGTAAATCTACATACAAGGGATATGGCGAGGCTTTAAAAAAAATAGACCTGTACCGTGAAGATGCGGCAATCAGACAGGCTAAAGATGACCCTAAGCTTTCTGGACACGTTGCTTTCAAGCTAAAACAACCGCATTGGGGCGGATGGACAGACAAGCAGCAGGTAGACACCAATAACAAGACACAAGTAACTGTCACGCTAAAGACCATTGATTAATGCATACATATCCGTTTGCATATAACCAATTTGCTTGTAATTGCACAAAATCAGTATTCATTTTACGGTTGTATAGTAAAAGCGTAGCGATACCAATGCTTTCGCCGATTGTAGGAATTAAACAATATCATTATTTTGTTTAATTTGCCTGTCAAAAAGCCAATTAGCACTGCATAATTCTTGAATATCAATCCACCTATCGTTTTGACAGGTGGTATATATCAATCAACCATCCCTTGGTCTGGTACCCCCATGCCCTGACACTTCAATCAATAGGTGGTGGGTATATCAATTATCAATTACCAACAAGGGGTAGCGGAAAAACAGGCGGGGGTCTCGCCTGTCCCTATAGGTAATATTACACAGGTCCATCTTTTTCGTTTCAAAAAAACAAGAGGAAATGGTTTATGACCGAAGATACATACAAGAACATAGCGTTTTCAATCAGACACATGAGAAAATCGCAGGTTGAGCCTGAGACGGTGCTTATGAATAAGCGTATATACAAGTCTTTAGGCAATCCCAAAAAAGTTCTGAATGTCCCTGTTGATATTGACAATGACCTTCCGTGCCAATGGATGGTGAGGTAGGGGTGCCGGAAAAACAGGCGGGGCCTTTTTGAAAATGCACTCATGAAAATTTGTTAAAACAAGTTTAGAAGCTCTGCGGTGGCGTTGAAATTGCCCTGTAGCATATACGGAGTAAGAAGCCCGAGAATGCCCGGACGCGTCGCCGCAGAACACAACAAAATAATAGAGCGCTGTGTGTTACAGCGCGTCCACCTTGCGCGGGGGCAGAAGACAAATACCTGCGCTTCATGTCAGATAGGATAAGCGGTTAAATCGTCGGCCTCATAAGCCGTAAGGAGCGGGTTCAACTCCCGCATCTGACCCCAACATAGCCCTGTTGGTTATGCTTCCGGTTTTGGCAGAAACCTATCGGCGCGCGACGATGTTCTTCGGACGCAGGGCATCAATATAGCGATATAGCTCAATCGGCAGAGCGCACGACTTATAATCGTGTGAAATAGGTTCAAGCCCTATTGTCGCTACCAAGTAAGGTTACGTTAAATCATGCTCGCGGGGATATGCCCCAGTGAGTGAAGGTGCCTGCACTTTCATAAGCTTTCGGTCGTAACGGTGGGACGCTGCTGCATGAGCCGACTGTCACCCCGCGCTCGGGGAGCGTGAATGGAAATCATAAATCTCACGAAGAAAGGCGTTATATGTTTCCAAAGGCGATTATCAGCAAGGACGGGTGGATTTTGTGCCCGATGCACTGGACGAAGCTTTGTAGGCTGGAGCCGGGAGAGGAAGCGCACGGCGTTCATCTCTGGTGCTCACGGTGCAAGGGCGAAGTCGTCCTAGACACCGACAACAAGTGAGCCGATAACCGAATAAGAGCCTTTGAGCCGAACAGAGCGTGGAGAAAATCCGCGTTTCGTTCGGCTCTTTTTATTTGCAGGAGGATGAACGAGATTGCCGGAAACGGAAAAAAGGCCGAGGGGCAGGCCCAAAAAGGCGGAAACAGAGGAGTCCCCACAGCGGAAAGAAAATAGCAAAGACAACATTGAACTTGGTGTATATCCAAAGCAGCGCGAATTCATAGAGTCTAGAACTTTGTATACAGCATACGGCGGAGCACGCGGCGGCGGTAAGACCCACGCCTTGCGTGTAGGGGCGTTCAGCGGAGCTTTGAAATATCCGGGCATCAAGATACTGATCATCCGCCGCACCTACAACGAATTGCGCGAAAACCACATTGAACCGATGGTGAAGATGGTTCCGCAGCAGCTTGCCACTTATAACGGCTCTATTTACCTGATGCGCTTTGAGAACGGTTCAACGATCAAATTCGGGCATTACAACGGCGACGCTTCGGAGCTGGAATATCAGGGTCAGGAATATGACTGGATTTTCATGGATGAGGCGACGCAGTTCACGGAGCATCAATTCCGCATACTCGGCGGCTGCTTGCGTGGTGTCAACAACATTCCAAAGCACTTTTATCTGACGTGCAACCCCGGCGGAATTGGCCACGCATGGGTTAAGCGGCTGTTCATAAAGCGCGAATTCAAAACAAACTGCGAAAACCCGGAAGAAAACGAAAATCCGAAGGACTACAAGTTCATCAAGGCGCTTGTTGAGGATAACAAGCTTTTGGTTCAAAGTTCTCCGCAGTATTTACAGATGCTTTCAAACCTTCCGGAAAAGATGCGCGCGGCACATCGTTACGGCGATTGGGATGCACTATCCGGCGCATACTTTGAGGAATTTTCAGCGGCAAAGCACGTTATAAAACCCTTCCCCATTCCCAAAGCATGGCGCAGATACAGAGCGTTTGACTATGGCGTTCGAGACATGTTCGCCTGCCTGTGGATAGCGGTAGACCCGGACGGGCGCTGCTATGTGTACCGCGAATACTGCATGGGCGAGGATTTGGGCGATGGCTACCACGGCTTGATTGTCCCGGACGCAGCGAAAGCGATACACGACAACACGCTTCCAGATGAGCGCATTGACATCACCTTCGCGCCGCCCGATATGTGGCTTACACAGTCTATCGGCGGCAAATGTGCCGCCGAGGAATTCATGTTGAATGGTGTTGCGGTTGTCAAGACCAACAACAACCGTGTACAGGGCCACATGCTCATCAAACAAATGCTCGCGGACGTGCCGGAGGACGGTAAGCCGCCGAAGGACTGGAAACCGCAGCTTTTGATCTTCGACAACTGCAAGCACCTGATAGAAAATTTACCGGCAATACAGGTAGATGAGAAGAACCCGAACGACTGCGCAAAAGAGCCGCACAATATCACGCATATTATCGATGCGCTCCGTTATTTTTGCATCAGCCGGACAATGCCGACAATCGTTGAGGAAGAAAAATCCCGCTATGTGGAAAACGACGACGGCGAACAGCAAGAGGATTACGAAAGCTATATGACTGGCGGTCAGATAGATTCCAGTTACATCAATTACTAGGAGGACTTATGTTCATACGAAAAAAATCTTTTCAGATACTGCTAGGCGAAATGCTCGAGCAGCGCAAAGAAATAGACAATCTGAAACGGGAACGGTCTTTGGCAGTTTCGTCTATTACGTCCATGCGCAACGACGAGACGGACATTCTATTCGGCTTTGCAGAGAGCATTGCAGAGCTGCAAGACAAAATAGCCGATTTGTCTGACTTTTCAGAAATAGCGGAAGCAGAAAAGGAGCTGCATTTAAAGCAGCTGAAGCACGAGATCGGGCTTCTAAATATCACGGACTATTGAGGGATGGGGCGTAATGAGAAAACAGCAGCAGCCAACTCCAGAGAGCGTTTTTAAGGAATACGACCGCGGGGGCACCTTTAACAGCCAAATACATCTGAACGATATCGTTGAGCAGAACGAGAACTTCTACAATGACAAGCAGTGGGAGGGCGTTCAGGCGAACGGGCTTACAACGCCGCAGATCAACTACGCCAAACGCGCGCTTCTCTTTGCAGTCACAACGACGATTTCGGACAACATCCATATGCAAGCATCTCCCCTTGCGGTTGCGCCAAATCAGGACGAAGCGGAGCGTGTCGCGCAGATCGTCACAAACGAGTTCGAGAGCATTTTCGAGTATAACAAAATTCCATCGCTTATCCGCGCATATGCAAGAGATTCGGCGGTAGACGGCGACGGGTGCCTGTTTACATACTGGGACCCGGACGTTCAGACGGGCCAGCCGGTTCCGGGCGCGATCACGACGGAGATCATTGACAACACACGCGTTTTCTTCGGAAATCCGAACGAGAGTCGGGCGCAGAAACAGCCGTATATCATCATCGAAAAACAGATGATGGTGGAGGACGTCCGCGATTATGCCGAGGAGCTGGACGCGCCGCAGGACGAAATTGACCTGATACAGGCAGACTCATACGGCGAACGAAACACGCCGTCCCGTGCGACAGACGGGCGCGTTACGGTGCTTCTGCGAATGTGGCGAAACAAAGAGACGGGCACCATTTGGGCCTGTGAGTGCTCGAAAAACGTCATGCTTCGCAAATCGTGGGACTTGAAAATTCGCCGCTATCCGATCACATGGTTCAGTTGGGAAAGCATTAAGGATTGCTATCACGGACAAGCCATGATGACCGGCATGATCGACAACCAAAAGGCGATCAACAAGCTTTACGCGATGGTTATCACGTCAATTTCACAGTCGGCATTCCCCAAGACGGTATACGACAAAACCCGAATACATAGCTGGACAAATCAGGTCGGTGCAGCCATTGGCATTAATGGCGGTGATGTTAGTCAGGCGGCGAAGATTTTGGAACCGGCACAGATCAGTCCGCAGGTGTCGCAGTTTATAGACTCGTTTATTAACTACTCGCAGGCCGTAAAGGGTGCTACGAGCGTTGCGCTGGGTGATACGCGCCCGGACAACACTTCTGCAATCGTCGCCTTGCAGAAAGCAGCGAGCGCGCCAAATGAGATCACAAAGCAGAACCTTTATACGAGCGTTGAGGAATACGGGCAAATCTGCTTGGAATTCATGACCGAATATTACGGCGTTCGGGTAATCAAAGAGTCGAAGCCATCGCAACCGATAGCTACAGCGCAAGTAGAAAGTTTCGATTTCTCGTCGCTCCGCGCGACCCCGATGCTTATAAAACTCGATGTCGGTGCGTCCTCCTACTATAACGAAACCATGATACAGGCGACGCTTGATAACTTGCTCCGCATGAATAACCCCGAATTTGACCTTGTGGACTACATCGAGCGCACACCGTCCGACCGGTTCCCGCAGAAACAGGCTTGGCTTGATAAGACGAAGCTCAACCGACAAATGGCAGCGCAGATGCCGTCGATGCTATCACAGACGATGGGACGTGGCAACCCCATGAATGCAAATACGGAGGTCGCGCCGCAGCCGACGCCAATTCCAGAGACGGCGGGCTTCTCCAAATTGCAAAGAGAAATTATAGGGCAAGGTGCGTAACGGCAACCGCCGTTCACATATAAACCAAATTCAATCGCCCGACCATAGGCGAAAGGAGAACATACATGGAAGAAGTCAAACAAATGGCAGAAACCGCAACAGGCGACCTGAATCAGGACGTTCCCAATTGGGACGGCATCGATACCAAAGATGACGACACGCCCGAAACGGACGCTCCAGAGACGGAAGCCGATACGGAGGAAGCCGCGCCGGATGCTCCCGAAGCAGACCAGCCGAAGGGAGAAGACGGCGAAGCCGAAAAGGCTGACGCGGGGAAGCAGGACACGCCGGAACAGACAGACCAGTTTGTTTTGAAGCATCTTGACAAAACCGTCGCTGTTTCGAGAGAACAGGTTATTTCGCTTGCGCAGAAAGGCATGGATTACGACCGCATCCGTGAGAAGTACGACGAGGTAACGACGAAGCTCGGTACGCCGGAGCAGATTTCCGCAGACCGGGAGAAGCTCTCCTTCTTCGGAGAGATTGCACGTCAAAGCGGTTTTCGGGATGTGGATGACCTCATCGAAAACGTACAGGCGAAGCAGCTTTCAGAACGAGAAGGCCTTGACGAAGCGGTCGCCATGCAGCGTGTCCGGCTCGACCGAAAAGAGCGCGAGCTGAAAGCAAAAGAAGAAAAGCTCTCCGCTGAAAAGACTGCCGAAGCGTCACAAATCGACGCGGGGAAGCAGGCCGATGAAAAACGGCAGGCCGATTTCAGTGAATTTTTTCAAAGCGAGTACGGCCAGATGAAGCCGGACGATATTCCTCAGGAAGTGTGGGGCATCTATGGCGACGGTACAAAGGGTTATACGCTCTTGCAAGCTGTTCAGAAGCATGAAAACGCGCGGCTAAAGGCGAAAATGGCCGCGCTGGAAAAAAGCAAGGAAAACAAAGCCCGTTCAACGGGCAGCGCGGATAGCGCCGGTAAAGAAAAGGCTTCCGACCCTTGGCTTTCCGACCTTGAAGCAAGAATGTAAAAAAATAAAACGATAAGAGCCTTAGAGCCGTTTCAGTGTGACGGCTCTGCCCTCTCCGCCGAAACGGACTAAGCGGAAAGGGATACTATGGCTATCAATCTTCACTCTAAATACGAATCCACACTTGCGAAGCGGTTTACGCTTTCCTCCAGAACGGATGCACATGCCGGTAAGAAATACGACTTTGACGGACTGCGCAGCATTGTCATTTCGACTGCCGCACAGGTCAAGGTCAATGACTATAACCGCACTGCCTCCAGTAATCGTTTCGGCACGCCGGAGGAGCTTGGCGACACCACGCAGACCCTCACCATGTCGCAGGACAAGTCATTTGTCTTTGCGATTGACGCGGGCAATGCGTCCGATCAGCAGTACATCAAAAAGGTAAACGACATCATCACCACCGCATGGGACGAGCAGTGCGTCCCGCTTGTGGATATGTACCGCTTCAATCGCTGGGCCAACGGCGCAGGCCTTGGCGCTGTAAACGCTACAGCGCTTGCGCCTAACACCATTCTCAGCGCCATTATGACCGCGTCCGCCGCGATGAGCAACAAGCTTGTTCCGCGCACGAACCGCGTTCTGTTCATCTGTGAAACGGTCTACATTGCCGCAAAGCTCGCTTCTTCCATTCTGTACAGCGACAAGCTGACGCAGGACGCCGTTTCCCGCGGCGTGGTCGGCTATCTGGACGGCATGGAAGTCATTCCTGTGCCGGACAGCTACCTGCCCGCAGGCGTGAACTTCATGATTAAGTACCGCGACGCAACCGTTGACCCGATGAAGCTCAAGAACCTGTCCGTGTACAAGGACCCGCAGGACATTGACGGCCAGCTTGGCCGCTGCCGTTTCTACCATGATGCGTTTGTTCTCGACAACTACGTGAATGGTATCTACATTCATGCGCAGAGTGGCGTTGTTGCAACACCCGCCGGTGACAACGGTACGACCACCGCGGGTAAGGTAACGCTGACCTGCGCGACCTCTGGTGCAACTATCAAGTATACAATCGATGGCACGAACCCGAAAACAAGCTCCACTGTGCAGACCTACGCGGCGGCGTTTACCGCCCCCGCTTCCGGTTCGCTTATCCGCGCATATGCGACGAAGAGCGGTTCCGTGGATTCTGCAATTTTCGAGCTTGCGATTGCCTGACGCAAATAAGGGGGCGGCATTGCCCGCCCCCGGTTTGTAAGAGGAGAAAATGATGTCTGCAACAACCACAGGCCAGCAGGTGCTGAACGCAACGCTCGCCATTATGGACGAACTCGGAAGTACAGAGTACAACGCTCGTTCCGTCTATTTTATCAACATACTGTGCGACAAACTCTATCCCTACAGCGACAATTACAAAGTCCCGGTTGCGGGCACAAGGCCGGTGGTAACTCATATCGCCGCGCTGACCGATACGCTCGGCATTGATGATGTGCTTGCACAATCCGTATTGCCGTATGGTCTCGCTGCGCAGCTCATGTTAAGCGACGACCCAGCGCAGGCGGGGAACTTTGAATCCGTATTTCAGGAGCGTATCGCGGAGACGGCGGGGCGCACTTCTTCCGACTGGGAGCAGATTACCGACGTTTACGGATTTAGTACGGGAAGCACGATAACCAATTCATGGTAAGGTGAACGCTTTGGCTAAATTTACTGCAAGTTCAAGTGACAATATTTATAGAATTAGCAAATTTCTTGGCCTCGACGAGAACCCGGACGGCGACACGAAGCTGAAAATGGGCGAAGCCGCTGAAATGCGAAACTGGCGCATTACAAAGGACGGTCATTTGCAGATCCGCCCCGGTTATGCGTCGGCTGTTACGCTCGGAGCATCCCCGATACGCGGTGCGTGGAGCGGATATATAAATGGTATAAAGAAATTGATCGTCTCATGTGGCGGGAAACTGTATTCCGTTGATTTGTCCGCGAAGACAGCGTCGGAAATCGGGGCGGTTACGGGTGATCATGCGCATTTCTTCGGCTTTGATAAAAAGCTTTACCTGCTGACTGGCTCTAAATATTACGTCTACGATGGGGCGACGCTTTCCGAAGTTGCAGGCTACAGGCCGCTTGTGGCAACAGAGGTCCCGCCGGGCGGCGGCGGAAATACGCGCGAGCAGGCAAACAAACTGAACAGGCAGCGCCGCGTGTGGTTTTCGCCAAACGGGACTGCGACTACCTTCCAGCTACCAGAAACGGGATTGGCAAGTGTTGACTATGTAAAAAAGCGTTCGGATGGCTCCGCGATATCTTATACGGCGAACACGGCTACCGGCGTTATCACCATTTCTACCGCCCCCGCCAATGGGACGGATACCATCGAAGCGGGATACACCGTTTCAACCTCTTTTCGTTCGGGAGTCGAGGCAATGCGCTATTCCGAAACCTACAACGGCGAGACGGACACGCGCATTTTCCTGTACGGCGACGGCAGCAATACGGCGTTTTATTCCGGGCTGGACTATGACGGAAACCCGCGCGCGGATTATTTCCCCGACATGAACGAAATAGCCGTAGACAGCGCAAACACGCCGATTACGGCAATGATAAAGCACTTTGACAGGCTGCTTACCTTCAAGCCGGACGGCTCATTTATCACGACCTACGGAACGATAACAGACGCGCTCGGCAATACGCTTGCAAGCTTTTACACCGCTCCTTTGAACCGCGCAATCGGTCATATCGCTCCGGGGCAGGCCGTGCTTGTGAAGAACAATCCCTTTACGCTATTCGGGCGCTCCGTTTATGAATGGCAGCTATCCAGCTATGCGGCGAAGGATGAGCGCAACGCAAAGCGGCGCAGCGACCGCGTGATGGACACGCTCGGCTCGCTCGATCTTTCCAGCGCGATTTGCTTTGACGATGAATACAACACAGAATATTACATCTGCCAGAACGGGACTTGCGTCGTGTACAACTACACCGCCGACGCTTGGTACATTTACACGAATGTTCATGCGACCTGCTTTCTCAGCGTGGACGGGGCGCTTTATTTTGGAACGACAGACGGGAAGATCATGCGCTTTTCGCGCGATTACCGCAATGACAATGGAACCGAAATAGACGCTTATTGGGAAAGCGCCGCGATGGACTTCGGCGCGGACTTCAAGCGCAAGCACTCGTCCGAATTGTGGGTCGCGCTAAAGCCGGAAAGTCAGGGGCGCGTAACCGTTACCGTGCAAAGTAACCTGAAAAGCGATTACGACGAAAAGGTTGTCGCATCGTCGCTCTCAACATTCTCACACACAAACTTTGCGCACTGGTCTTTCAATACGAACCGGAAACCGCAGACAACGCGCATAAAGCTGAAAGTAAAAAAGTTCACGTTCTATAAGCTCATATTTTCGAGCGTATCATCCTCTGCAACTGCAACGGTGCTCAGTACAGACATTCGCGTTAGATACCTTGGAAATGTGAAATAGGAGGCACAGAATGGCGCTTACAAAACTATCCTCAGATTTAAATAATATTTCCCATCTCGACACGGAACCAAATGATATAGGGGGCCTTTCAGCCGAACAGCTAAAAGCAAAGTTCGACGAGGGGCCGAATGCGATCAAGGCGTATATCAACGACACGCTGACAAAGGAAATCGACGAGCAGAAAGCCGACAAAAGCGAAGTGCGGGATATTGTCCTCGGCCAGATACCAAACGGGACTATCACCGCAGAAAAGCTTTCGACTGAAATAAACACATCAATAAATAGCAAAACTCCAAACGCGCTGCCGGATGACGTTGCGACGGCTTTCGGTCTGTCTGGCAACCCGCAGGTCAAGGACGCGCTCACGAAACTTGGAGCTGCGGCATTACGGAAGACTTCTGGCACACCGTTATCAAATATAGCTGTTGGGAGCACGTTTTACATCGCGGAAACCGCAAGTGGAGCAGTAGCACGATTTGTAAAAATAGCTACGAGCTATGAGGGCACAACTGGTACGCTTATTGTTAGAGCTTCCCCACTCACATCTTTGGCTTGGGATTCGGGTTCTGCCGTTTATGGTTCAAGTAGCTTAGACGCATACCTTAACGGGACATATTTTAATTCGCTATCGACCGATTTGAAAAACTCCATCATAACGGCAAATGTTAAGGCCTATGTTACATCGGTATATCAATCTGGAAGTATAACTACTCTACAGAGAAAAATATTCATTCCGTCAGCTAGAGAAATTTCAACTATGAATACCCTTGACGGAAGTTATATTTCGGCTTTGAATTCTGCAATTGGAACATCCTCAAACACTTGGTCCAGAACCCCCGGACCCACTGACCCCGCGCGCGCAACGACCACATACGGCTCTGATGATATAAAAACAGCGCAGCATGATATTTTTCCAATGTTTATATTACCGAGCAATTTTGTGGTTAATGTGACAAATTCACTTGTTGATATGGGTGGAGCAGATTTTCCGTTGCCTTATGCGAAAATCGCCACAGGCTCTTACACGGGAACGGGGACGTATGGTGTAAACAACAAAAACAGCATCATGCTGCCGTTTAGGCCTTATCTTGTTTTTATAAAATCGGACTACGCAGGCGCTGGTGGCACATCTTTCGCAATGGTTAATGGTAACAATAGCGTTGCAATTTGGGAGGTCGGTATGGGTTTTAACACGGATGGGGGCAAATACGCAAAATTAGAATGGGCATCTAATGGAGTTAAATGGTATTCGGACGTAAATTCGTCCGGGCAGCTAAACAATAGCGGCATGATTTTTACATATGTCGCCATTGGTTAAGGAGGTGCGCGCATGAACATCATACAAAAACAGCCAAATCCGAGTGGTGCGTATCCCGCGCTGCAAACGTGGCAAGACGGACAACCCCCTGAAGGATACGCGATTATCCCGGACGACTTTGATATGACCGACTTTTACGAGCATAACGGCTTTGTGGTGTTCACTATAGTGAACAATACTGTAGCCGAATACGAGCCAAACATCGACGCGTGGGAGGAGTGGAAAGCGTCTTTGCCGGAGCCAACGCCACAAGCCGACCCGCCGAGCACGGTAGACATGGCAGAAATGTTACTTGACCTCGAAACCAGAACATCACTATTAGAAATGGGGGTAAATAAATAATGGCATACACTTGTGCAAAATATCTCATCTCGCAGGGGCGAACGGAAGGGCTTGCGGACAAGCTCGACGTGCTTTTGCTTAACGGCAGGCTGAACGATGAACAGTACACAGAACTTATTGGCATGATGGGAGGTACGAAGTGATTTATAAAGGAATTGACGTTTCAGAGCATCAAGGCGTTATCGATTGGGACAAGGTAAAAGGCCAAATCGACTATGCCATTATCCGCGTTGGGTATGGCAAAAACAACATCGATAAGCAATTTATCCGCAATATCAGCGAGTGTAACCGTCTCGGCATTCCCTGTGGCGCTTACTGGTTTTCTTATGCGCTGAATGCTGAAATGGCAAAGGCCGAAGCAACCTACTGCATTGCGGCTTTGAAGCCGTACAAAATTACATACCCCGTGTGTTTCGATTATGAATATGACAGTGCGGATTACGCAACAAAAAAAGGTGTGACGCTTGCACCGCCGCTTGTACAGTCAATGGCAACGGTATTTCTTTCAGAAATCGAAGCCGCCGGGTACTTCGCCGCCAACTATGCAAATCCAGATTATATCGGCAAATACTTCGGCGCGGACTTGCACAAACGGTTTGCACTCTGGCTTGCAAGCTGGCCTAAAACCGTTTCTGACCCCGCAAAACCGCCGCAAAGCTGCATGATGTGGCAATGGGGCGGCGCACAGTATGATGGCATCAACGGGGACGTGGATAGCAATTACTGTTATCAGGCGTTTCCAATCGTGCGGCAGAGCACCGCAGAGGACGCGCCCGCGACCGTCACGCCGACGTCGGAGCCTTGGTATACGGCGGCGCAGAAGTGGGTTGAAGAAAACAAAATCGCGGATGGAACGCGGCCTGACGATGCGGTTACACGTGCGGAAATGTGGGCTATGCTCTATAGGGCGAACGAAAACAAATAATGGAGGTACATAATATTATGACAAAAACATGGTGCAAAGCGGCGGGTATCCGCGCGTTGAAAACAGTAGCGCAGACGGCGATTGCGACAATCGGAACCTGTGCCATTATGTCAGAGGTCAACTGGGTCGTGGTCGCAAGCGCGTCCGCGCTCGCTGGCTTGCTATCGCTGCTCACAAGCGTCGCGGGACTGCCGGAGGTCAACGAGTAAACTACATATCATAAGAGCCTGAGAGCCGCCAATGTTTTCGTGATACGCGAATTCATCGGCGGCTCTACATTTTGGAGGTATTAAATGGAATGGACAGTTGTAGTAGTTATATCCGTGCTTGTTGGCATTGTGGGGAAGTTTGCCTCAGAGAGCGCAAAACTTGCGGCGGCAATGGCTAAAAACACGACAGCGACGGAAACGCTTTCCGGGCAGTTCGGGGACTTCACAGCGCAGAACCGCGAAGAGCACGAAAAGATGCGGGACAAGCTTGAGGGCCACGGCGAAAAGCTTGAAAACCACGAAGGGCGCATTTCGGCGCTAGAACGCGAGGGAAAGGAGGGATAAGGCATGGCATACACGGCGCTAGGAACATATAACGACGCAGACGTTTCCGAACAGGACAGAAATAAAATACAAGCATCAAAAGACGCATACGCCAAGGCCTACACCTCCGGAGATACGGCAGGCATGGCAGCGGCGCATTCGGCAGCGGAGAGTGTACGCGCGCCATACGGTTATTCAGGCGGCGACGGCTCGCAATATATTCAGCTCAACAACGACCAGCCTACGAAAAGTACGGTGAGGGGTCCTGCCTCGCAGAGCGACATGATTAATCAGATGTACGCGGCACAGCGGGAGAACGCGCTCGCAGGGCTGAAAGCTGCCTACGACCAGAACGTTGTTGATCTGGACGCGGCAAAGGCGAAAATCCCCGGTATGTACAATGAGGCGCGCAATCAGTCGGCGGCGGTTTCCGAACAGAATCGTGCAAACTTCAACGAGCTTGCGGCGGCACGCGGCCTTAACTCCGGCGCGGGCGGTCAGGCGGCTCTTGCGCAGAACATTGCGCAGCAAAACAACATGACAAAGCTCAACGGTCAGGAGGCACAGGCCAATACCGACATTGAGACGCAGCGCGTCAAGCTTTCAACGGCCTACAACAACGCCATTCAGCAGGCCGTCTCGGAAAATGATTTCCAGAAAGCACAGGCACTTTACAATGAAGGTGTTCGCGTGGATAACGCTCTTATGCAGCAGTCGCAACAGCAAGCCGCGCTGGATTATCAATACTGGCAGTCAAATAGCGCATTCAATCAGCAGAAGATGCAAAACGCATGGCTCCCAGCGCAGTATGGCGATTTCTCCTCCCTCAACAACTATTACGACCCACAGGTGGTCACAAACATGCAAACATATTTTAACAAACAGACAGAGCTTGATGACGCCTATAAGCAGGCACAAATAAATAAATTAAATTTTAATGGTGGGTCGGGTGGCGGGCGAAGCGGCAGCGGAGGCGGAAGCAGTTCCGGCAACGGAAATTCCGGCGACGTGCAGAAAGGTCTGTTCGGCCCGGCAGATAACGGCCCATCCACTGACAGTAGCGCAAACATAGCCGCACTCCAGAACGCCCTTGCAAAACTAGACAGCGGAGCTAATGTTTCTATGAAGGCTGCTCAAGAAATTATGAGATACTACCACAACGGCCTTATATCATCTAGTACAAAGGATAAATATCTACAAGACTATTCATAAAATCGGGGGTTTACACAATGGCTACATATGAACAGCTTTTAGAGACAAAAAAGGTAATGCGTGCGGTGCAGGCCAACGATAACGCGAACAGACTTGCTCAAAGGAGTAAGCAACAGGCTGTAATCTCTGCAAGACAACCCGGATTTCTCATGGGCAGCAGCGGAATAACCGTACAGAGTACGCAAGACCGTTTAAACAGCTCTGCGCAAAGCGTGCTTGCGCAGGTGCAGAACGAGCAAAAACGAAAAGCGCTTTTGGATGCGATCACTAACCATACAAATTCGGCAATCACGCCAATTACAATGGCACAGACGGCGGCAAATCTGGCAAGCGGTACTTCCGTCAACGCATTTCAGAGCCAAAAGGAAAGCCCTGTGGAGCGCGTGGCGGACACAATTTCCAGCGGTGCTCTTGGCGCTATTGGCGGAACTGCAAACGCCATTAAACTTGCAACTACCGGCAAATACTCTCCATCGGGCCTTATTTCTCGCGGGATTGATAAAGTGCGCGGAACCAACTATACTGAACAAAACGCCGCCGCACAGAAAACCGTCGTTGATAAAATAATGGACAAATCGCGTCTGGCTACAGAGACCGCAAAGCGCGGACTCGGCAAAGCCGGACAGGTCGGCGTGGACATTGGAAATGCGGCAACGCAGCTCGCCCTTGTTGCACTGACAGGAAACGCAATCGGGGCAGCTTCCGGCGGCGCTGGTGCGGCTACGGGCGCGATTACAAAGGGCGTTATGGCAGCACAGCAGGGCGGTCAAGGCGCATACGATGCCGAAAAGGCGGGCGCGGGCGAAGGAGCGCAGGCGCTTTACGGACTCTTGCAGGGCGCGACCGCCTACGCCACGGAGGGCATCTCCAACGTCGGCGCTTTCGGCAAGATTTTCGGAAACGGTGCATTTGACTCGAAGCTTGAGCAGGCTTCCGCGAAAGCGATCTCTAAATTCATCAGCAGCGACGCGGGCCGGGCTGTTGCAAACCGCCTTGCCACCGGCGCAGAGGCCGGGCTTGGTGAAGCGCTGGAACAGAACATTCAAGACGCGCTCACGCCAATCTATCAAAAGCTCACCTATGACAAAGATGCTACGTGGAATGCGGAGGATATGCTTTATAATGGCCTTGTTGCCGGAGCACTCGGCGGCATCGTCGGAAGCGCGGGAAAGAACAATCTCGCTGTAAAGGAAAAGAACATAGATGCAGAACCGGCATTGAGGAACTTCTACGATGGGCTAAAGGCACAGCAAGAGGACGCACAAGTGCCCGCAATCAATTCTAAAACCGAAGCTATAATTACGCCAAGCAAGGCCGAAAATGCCGTAGTGGAGCAGGCAATGCCCAAAATCAGCGAAGAAAACATTCTACCTACGCGCGAAGCTGTTGACCAGCCGGTAATAGCTGACGCTACTCTTCCGCAAGGCACTGGCGCAATGGACGCTCGCTTCCCATATCGCGAAGCACCGACGCAGAGTAAAGCAACTGAAAGCCTGTTTACGAACGAGGAACACGCGGCGCACTCGGAACTGAACAATTCGCACAAAGTATATTCGGACGCAGAGGCCGAAGCAAATGCGGCCGAACGGCTTGCATTTGACTACGACGGAGAAAAAGCAGAACTTCCAAAAATGCAGTCTTGGGACAAAGCGGACGAAGCAGCGGCGTACCATATACTTGACAACCTCACCGAAACCGCAAGAAAATCCAGCTCGCAAGAGGACTGGAGCAAAGTCACTGAATGGAAAAAGGTGTTCGACCAAAAGAGCGGAACCGAAGCCGGGCAACTCTTACAAGGCCGGAAAAAATATGTTAACACGCCCGACTATATGACTGCGGAGGCCGCCGAAACACTCAATTCTGACATAACCCGGAAACTCTCTCCACAGAAAAAGGCGCATATCATTGACACCGTCTATAAGCAGTCAGAGGCTTACAACGGCATAGCAACCGGTGACACCGATAGCCTTATAAAGCTTATTGAGCAAAACAACGAGATACGCCGGACGACAGGCTTGATTTCAAAGCGTACAAGCGGACAAATGGACAAAGCGCTACATGACTATGCCGATCGCTTTGGAGATAACGGTGCGGAACAGGTGCTACGCGACGTTGCCTCGGCGCAGATACGCAGTATTTCAAGCGACTACCAAAAGTTAAGTCCGCTTGAAGCTATAAAAAGCTTCCGCGTTCAAAGTATGCTCTCGAAGATATCCACAATAAACCGAAACCTTGGCGGTAACAACGTGTTTGACCCGGTAGAAACCCTCTCCAATAATATAGCCGTGCCACTTGACACTCTCGTTTCTAAATTTACAGGTACGCGCTCGATCAGCGTTGATAAGTCGTGGTTTTCAAAAGCGAAGCGTGAAGGTTCCTACGAGGGTGCGCTTAAGTCATTTATCGAGGTTGGTCTTGACGCAGATGTCGAGGGCGCAAAGTCAAAGTACGAGCAACAGACTGGGCGTACATTCAAAATGACGGGAAACCCTCTTGAACGCTTTCTATCTACTTGGCAAAAATGGGAAAGCTATGCACTTACCACAACCGACGAGTGGCAGAAGGGCGGCATTTCGGCTGAAACTGAACGTGGCCTTAACGAATTGCGAACAAAAGGAAAAATCTCTGACGAGGAATATGCATCACGTAGAGCTACAGAAACAGCGAAACAACGCACATTCCAGAATGATTCGGCGGCTTCAAATGCGCTGTTGAAATTAAGGGACGCGGGCAACGCCTTTTCGCTCCACGATAAAGAGGGCGGCTCTTTCGGTGTCGGAGATGTCGCTATGCCGTTTGCAAAAGTACCGGCTAACATCGTTTCACAGGGATATAATTATTCTCCTGCCGGTATCGTCGATGGCACTGTCAGGCTTGCAAAGGTTCTTTCTGATGCTCACATCGGAAAGCTCAGTGTTGACCAGCAGGCAAAAGCGGTGACGAACATTGGTCGTGGGCTTAACGGTACGGCTGGGATTGTTATGTTCACGGCTCTTGCGGCAAAGGGCGTTATCAATGTATTCAATGACGACGACAAGAACAAGAGCACTTTTGAGCGTGACGAGGGTAAAACTGGAACGCAGTTTAACCTTTCCGCGCTAAACAGATGGATAGACGGAAAAAGTACAGATTGGAAAGACGGCGATACCCTTATTTCCATCGGTTTTCTCGACCCAATAAATGCGCAGATGGCGGCGGGGGCTATGATCTCCGACGCTTACAAAGAGGACGGCACTCTCGGCGCAAAAGATATTGCAAAAGCCTCTCTCTCCGCAGTGATACAGTCCGTCTCAGACTTGCCCGCGATGTCACAGATAAACGACTTAGTCAACAGTTACAAATATTCAACATCGGATAACATGTACGGCAAAGCCAGTGACGCAATTTTGCAATACGGTGCATCTCAGGTGTCGAGCTTTATACCAAATGCCTTAAAGGGCATCGCAACCGGCACAGACGACCTTGTTCGCACTACAAAAGCGGATACGGTGTCGGGCAAGGCGCTAAACAGCGTCAAAGCTTCTGTTCCCGGATTGCGGCAGACCCTTCCGGCATCGTATGATGGTTTCGGCAATGAGCGGACGTACACCGGAAACAAGCTGCTTGATATACTTAACGCAAACATTTTGCCGGGTTCTATCACAAAAATGAAGCAAGATAATGTTCATGCAGAAATTGAGCGTCTCGCGGAAATCAGCGATGAAAACAAACTTTATCCTGACTACAAGCCCCCTAAAAACTTTGAGGCAGGAGACAAAAAATATCCGCTTGATACTGCCGAACAGCAGGCGGCTTATGAGAAGATCGGTCAGCTTCAATATCAGTACGTAAAAAACATGATGGATTCCAGCGCATACGACAAAATGTCTGACGAGGAAAAAGCGGGATTGCTTGAAAAGATGTTTGGCTACGCAAAAGACGAAACGAAACGGCAGTACATCACCGACAAGGGCAACGAATATAAATCAAGCCAGTACGAAACCGCGCATGAGGCCGAGCAAGCTGGAATTAGCGTTCCTGACTACTATATCTACAAAAACTATCTTAGCAAGATAGATGCAAACGATAGCGTTACACAGCTCGAATCGGCACAGGCGCTTCAAAAGACCGACATGGCAAACCAAATGAAGGGCGAACTTTGGCAGTTACAAAATGCACAGTGGAATCCGGAAAAGAACCCTTACACCGGAGTGCTCGCACAAGCTGGATTACCGCCCGAAAAGAATATTGAGATCATGAAAGCATATGGCGAAATTGACAAAGCCCTTGATAATTACGAAAAGCCTTATAAGGGGGCTTCTGCGGATTCTATTCGCAGGGATTATCTTGACCAATGGCTTAGTCGGCAGGGATACAATGCAGAGCAAAAATCTGTCATTATGGAGGTATATAAATACTGGTACAACATACCGGCGAAAACATCTAAGAAGTCGCAGGCGTTTGTAAACGCAAATCCGATGCCGTAA